GTCCATCACCACATCCTTCGCCTCTATCTTCAACGTCTTGCCGATGTAGTACTTTGGTGTCATTAGCCAAAGGTACGTCATCCCAATAAATGTAGATATGGTCATTCATTATTTAGAATCATTACATATTAGCATAAGAACTTGCGTATGTCAATTTTATTTCTTTTTTTTTACCAGTTAACTTAGTTAGTTACTTAACTTAATCAACTTTCAAGTTGATATTAGTTAGTAGTTAGTCAACTCTTAACTTAACCAAACAACTTAAAGAAAAAGAAACTTAACAAAGAAAAAGAAAGAAGTTGCGTTCTAACGCATCCAAATACCTCAAGGCATACACTTATACCATTTTAGTATTTAAGTGCAGCAGAAGCCAAATAAACCTACTCTACGAGCTTATCTATCCACTTCTTTATGAAGTACGCAGCGACAAGGATAAGCCCAAGCGTAACCGCTGCTCCTTCTAAAGTCCATCCCCTCTGCTTTTTCTCCTTCGTTAGAATCTTGGTCTGTGTGACTCGGATGGTATCGGGCAAGCACGTAGCCTCAACGTACACCTTTCTGTCGATGTACTGGAGCTGAAGCCTTACCTTGTCTTGGTAAATTGTCGTGTCCTTGTAAAGTTCTAGAGTGTCGGTTAGGTACTTTGTCTTGGTGACAATTACCGTGTCCCGAACAACTACACTCTGCAGGACTGGTTTCACAGTAGCGCAACTGCTAACTACCGCAAGAGTCGCAGTCAGCAGGATTGTCCACATTGCAAGTCGGTTGGGGTTTAGTTTCAAGTTCATTGAGCCAGTTATCAAAAGGTGAGGTATTTGGTTTTGCCATTGTGCTTTACTGCTTTTAGGATTTGTTTGCGGTTCTTGGTATTAGAATAACTAACGTGAACCCACGATGGCGCAGTATCAGAGCCAAATTCCCAAATGAGTTGGTCAAAGTCTAAATTGTCCTTAATCCAATGGAACAACACATCGTTGCCTGCTTCGCATTTCAAGTCCGCAGCTTGAGCCTGTACGTGCTGCGAGGTCTTCGCTCCCCCCACTTTGCTATTAACCGCAGGGCTGCGGTATGCACTCGTCACTTTGAGCGCACCTAAGGCATCTCTCGTGGGTTGTAAGACGTTTTCTGCAAGCGCACGGAGGTTGGGTTCCAAATGCTTGGGTAAAGCGTTAGGAAGCCCTGTTTTTGTAGCAGTAAGTTCTGCGAGGGTAAAGTTCTTGGTCACGTTTTTAATATCAAAAGTTGGACATTTTACACATTATGCTCATTTGAGTTTACACTTTGCAGTTTTTGCATAGTGCTTAATGTGCCTTCTATTGCACAATTTGTAGTCATAATGTACATTAAAACGTACATTAACAGGTAAAGTGCGCCTTAATGCACATTTTAACGACCTTGACTTTTGTAAGGCTTGGAGTAGTTCTTACTCGCCTTATTAGCAGATGCACTCTTGGAGTGCTTGCCTCGCTTCTTGCTCTTACTTATTCGTTGGCTTACCGCCTGTTGCTTTGCCATCTTCTTTACCATCTTTAAAAAAGAAAAGTGCGAACGCACCCATCATAAACGCACTCACCTCCGTGAGCGTGGCCTTCTCGTAAAACACAAGCACAAAACAAAGGCCGATAATAATCAGCCCAAGCAGAGTAGTCTTCGGGTTACCGAAGATTCGCTCAATTAGCACCTTTGTCCTTCTTGTAGTCCCTTCGCCACTTCCAAAGAGTGTACGCAAGTGAGGTTACAAGTACGGCTAAACCCAACGCTTGATGGGCGTAGCTTACGAGAAGTCCTGCTCCCGTTAAAGACCAAGACGTTAAAACGCTATCGGCTGACTCCTTTGTCATCTTTGTTAAGGGTGTTTTCGTATGCCGCAACCAAGACACGAACCTCATCTAATTGCATTAGTAGATTCGCCTCTTGCTGCTTTAATGCCTCAAGCCGTTGTTGTAGGTGTTCCACTTACTCGGCTACAACTTCTGCAACGGGTGCAGGAATCATTGCCCAAGCATCGTTGGCAAGGGTGCGGTAGTAGCCATCAACTCCCAATACCTCATCGGCAGCAGGGTCGTTAACTGCAAGCACGGTGCGCCAATAAGAGGAAGCGATTACGGCTCCGTCTTTGGTAACGTCTGTGGTTTTGCGGACTGCGATAGTTCCGTCAAGGCTGACGTTGAATTCGCTGATGTAGATTACTTCTTCAATCATTGTTTCTAATTATTAATTGTTTATACGCTGTAAGTAAAGGAAAAAATTATCGCGCTATTGTTTGCAAAGTCAGCATTTGTAATGGATGTACCAATACCTAATTCTGTAATCTCCTGTAATGAAATGTTGGTTGAATTAATTACGCCATTTGCTTGAAATTGATTTGCAAAAGTTATGGCTGAGAGCCACAAATTAACGGCAGAGTAATTTCCAAAATCATTTGGAATTGTAAATGGCAATCCCGTAATGCTTGCGTCACCCGTAGAACTTCCTTTGCTTGTTAGTTGAATATACCCATTTACCGTTACTTGCCTTCCTATCTTGGTATATTTTCCTGCATTAATTGAGGTAGTCACACCAACAGACGCACCACCAAACGAAACACCAACAGTAAAAGTGCCTTCTTCGTAGTCATCAAGGGCGTTGGCTGCTGCGGTGTCCCCGTTGAAGGTTAGGCCGTTTGCCGTTACTCGGGCAATTTCAACACTATTGCGTACAATTTGTAGGTCGTGAGCAGTGGTAGTTCCAACAATGCCAACAGTTGAATAAGAAATTACTGTATCAATGCTATTGCCCGAAACTTGCAAGGCTCCCGATTGTACGTGCAACTTTGAAGCAGGCGCACTCGTGCCGATGCCTACGTTGCCCGTAGATGTGATACGAGCTACTTCTGCTCCCGAAGTTTCAAAAGTAATTGTGTCAGCAGCAGGGAAGCGGATAGCGGTGTTGGTATCGCCTATGTGAACAATCTTGTCCGCGATAGATACGTCACCCGCTACCGCCAAAGTTCCTGCGATAGAAGCAGCAGTCGTTGACAAAGACAAGGTTGAGTCATTACCCAAACCATCGCTTAACGCCTTTAGCGTACCGCTAATCGGCCCGTTGTCCGTAACCTTAATAAGGCTATCGTATGTGTCTTGAGGGGTTGTCCCCGTAAGTGTTGTTCCCATATTTAATTATTATTTGGTTCTTGGCAATAAGAAGCATCGGGGTTAGCTACGCAGTATTCTGATTCGTATGCTGATTCCCATCCAGCGAAGATATGAACTCCGCAAGGGGCTGGCCATACGACATAAGACGCAAACGAAGTAACCAGAGGCTCCGCAGCCCATAGAATGTCAACTGCGTACTTTGGTGATGTTACCTCACAAACTTGGTTGCCTTCGGCATCGGTTTCCCATTGGGTGCAAAGATGCCCGAGTTCTACTACCGCAGTCACTTTGGTAGCATCCCAAGTTACCTCACCATCGGTGGTCTCAATCTTGGCTTTAGCCGTTGCCCACTGGGTAGGCGTGAACTCGTATTTTAAGAATTTCATAAGGCGGTAAGTTCAGCTAATTGGGCGTTGGTTAAACGGGTCGTGAATAGTAGGGCTTGGTTCATCCCGCTTACACTTGAATAACCAGCTACGTAATAAGTTCCAATATGTACGGCAGCCATAGCGCCAACGGTTCCGCTCGTATCGGTGCCTATTTGTACTCCATTCATATATGCGGCAAAATCATTTGCTTTATATGCAAACGCTATTTTTTTGCGACCTACTGCGCCTATTGTGCCAGTTATCAATGCTTGCAGTACGCCAGCGTTGTACAATTCAAATCGCAAAGCTCCAGCTGTCGTTATAAATATATATGCTTCACTGGAACCGCTTACAATCACAATAGGCATACTACCCGAAGTGTCTCGGTTTGCTTGATAGTTATAATCCACAAAAAGAACCCCCTCCGTCTGCCCAATCAAAGAGCTAATGCCCGTTTTTGAAGCAGCATCCGCAACCCTTGTAACTGAGGCCCCAAGCGTGGGGATGTACGAGGTGGCGTAGGAGGCTTGTTCAAGTTGTGCCCCATAGATTAGGATGCCATCTGTTCCGTTTCCAGTAGTTAAAGTGCTATCGGTTGGGATGTTGCGCACCGTTAAAGCCGTGTCGGTATTCGTTGTGAAAACCAAAGCGCAGCGATACCAACCATTCCCGTAATCCGATACCGAAGCGGAAGCGCCAGTAAAGGTTCCAGCCGATGCGGCAGCGGTAGAAATTGTACCATTAACAAGTGAAATTGTAACAATTGCGTGGTTGGCTGCACTTGTTCCTTGCGCAAAAATATTTATTCTATTTAGACCACTCTGTTTTGCAAATACTGAATAAGTGTACTGAATTGCACTCGCAGCCTTTGTGATTGCTTGAAGTGCATAGTTGCTAATACTTGAAAGCACCGCCCCACTATTTGCAATCAATTTGTCCGCATTTACATAACCATCGGGCGAAGCCGCAGCATTTGCCGTTACGGTTGCATTTAGCTTTGTCCAGGCCGCATTGTTAAAACTCTCTGAGAAAGTGACTAAGTTGGAACGCTGCGGCTCCAAGAGAAGTTTAGGGCAAGTGCTATTAAGGTAGTCCAAACGGGGTAAACCGCTCACTGGGCCAACGCTTACCGCTGCGGTGGTGGTGGCGATGTAGTCGGTAGTTACGCCAGTTTCCGCTTGAGCTCCCCAAATCAAAAGGCCATCGGTGCCGTTGCCCGTAAACGATTCACCACGCACTGCCGTTCCACTTGTAACTACGCCATAACGTAGAGTAAATGAACCGCTTGGTGCGGCTTTGGTTGCCTTACAACGATACCATCCGTTGCCTACTGACTCAATAGATGCAACGTAAGTATTGGTAGAACCTACCACGCCAGTCGTTAAGTTGAAATTTGCAAATTCAGTTGTTAGCGAATCAAAGATTTGCAAAAATGAATACTCTGCCGCCTTTGCAAAAATGCTTACTGATGTTTCGGATGCGCTTAAAGTTATTGTTTGAGCAACGCAGTGAAAACCAGCGATTGCGCTTGGTATCATTTTCTCTGCGGTCGTAGTTCCGTCTGGGGCTACCGCAGCATTTGCAGTTATTGTTACTTGACCATCGGTTGTTTTTGTCCAACTCGCATTATCAAAGGTTTGGCTCTGCAAAACAAGGTTAGTCCGCACCTTCTCAATTAGGCCGTCACTCTGCACTCGGGTGGCATCAGAGGCACGGCTGAAGGTTAAATCCCCAGTACCATCGGTAGGCTTGACAGAGTACACCTTTGCGTTCTTGTATCCCGAAGGAATCAGTACAAGACTTGCGTCATCGAAATAGCTCATAATCAGTTGTAGTTTAGCCTGTCTATTGCATCCACCAAGCAGGCAAATGCCTCTACCGTTCCACCATCTGCCACAACACGAGCAGAATACTTCTCAGCATAAGTAAAGGCATTATCAAAGCAAGCAGGCACACCATCACCCGTTAAGGTGCGTGTGTTGTAATCCTCATCGCCAAAGTAGGATGAGCAATATACTTCACCCCAGTTGATATTATTTGCCATTGTCTTTTAAATAACTCTTTAACTTGATGATATTGCTCTTCTTCGGCTCGTAGGTCTTTTTAGAGAACCCAGCTCGCAAAGTTCGCATCGGTGTCGGGGTAGACATCTGCATTGTTGTTTGAATTATATTGAGGGAATGACGCTTGGTTGTAGCTCATATATGTGATGAACCTGTCGGTGTAGTACTGCGCCAAGTCACGAGCCTTGCCTACCAAGTAGTCCACCTCTATCTTTTCTGCGGTGGTGCTATTCTCTGAGTTGTGCTTGAACACCCCACCGTTGCCGATGGTATAAGCAGCAAAAGGCAAGTACTCCACCATAGCCCAATGGATAAGCATCGGCTGCAAGTAGTCGTTGACCAACGCCAAGTAAGGGTTGGCAAGAGTTCCTGCAATGATGTCATCGCTTATCTTGTCATACAACTTTGTGCCAGTATAGTTTTGGATGTGTATCTCCTGTGCAATCTTGATGAACTGGATGAACTTGTCCGTGTCCACGTTACCGCCTATTGCGGTGTTGCGAACCAAGTCCTCTCTTTTAATAAATAATGCCGTTGCCATATCTTATCGTGGGTTTACAAATCCTTGATTGGGCATATCAACAGGTCGCTTTGCTACGTTTGTAGGATTGGTCTCAAGTATCACGCCCTCCTTCTTTGCCTTGTTTACACTCACCTCTGCGTTAGGGTTGCCTACATCGGGAGTTACGCCTTCGCCTTTTGCCAAGTACGTCTTACGCATCCAAAAGTGATGACACCTTGCACCGCCCTTGTATAACCATATTGAATAGGTTGCTGCTCCCTCTACACCGAAACCTGCGTTTACCGCTTGGCCTCCCATACGAAGCACATCCTCCTTGCGGTAGACCTTGCCAGATGCTACCATCTTCTTGCAGAACTCACGGCTATTGGTCTTTGTAGATTCGGGAGCATAAGCATAACGAACCTTGTACCTCTTGCCTTCTGCCGTTACCCCGTCTTGGTCGCTCTTGGCGTTAGGGAATGCGCTGCCTGTTGATGCGAATGCGTACTTGCTTAATGCCTGCTCCGCATCGTAGTCAACGGGTCTTTCATCTACAAGCTCCCACTCATCCATATTCACGACCTCGCCTACTTCTTCTAAAGCAGCAAACGCCTCCTCAAACATCTCATCGCTCGGCTCTTGGCTTGACAATTTAATGCCAGTCTCCTCCTCACGAGTCTCCATATCCATAGGCGTAACTACGTCTTCCGTAAACTCCAAAGGCTGAAGGGTTTTGAAGTACAAGTTGAGGCTGATGTCATTGTACGCAAGAATCATATCTATGCCGTCAATGATAATCTCCTGCTTGGGGCGAATAACAAGGTTATCCAAAAGCGTAGAAGCGGTCTTCAGTTCCTCTGCGTTGTTGCCAAGTCCTGAATTGTCCTTGATCCCTAAAAGCATAGGGCTTACGATACGATGCGAAACCATTATCTTCTGCGTGGCTTCAGCACTCAAGAATTGGTACTGCTCGGCAGCATCCGATAGCTGCACAGGGTCAACCGTTGCAGCAAGGTCTTTGTTATCGTTGAACGCAAGGATAAACTTGCCAGAGTTTGAGCTACCGCTAAACTTCGTTGCAATCTGCTGCTCAATGCTCCTGCGCTCTTCTTCACTCGGTACCCCGTTGTTGAAGTTAATAAGCATAGAAGGCGATAGGCCGTTCTGAATGTTGTTGATGTGGTAGTTGGCAATCTCCTCCTCAAGCTCTGCGTATGGAAGTCCACCTTGATAGTCTACTGGGGAGTAGTAGTAGAATCCTGCTCGGTATGGCTTGATGTACAATATCTCCAATCCCTCACGGCTTGTGCCAAATGCAGGGATGCGTACCGCAGTCTCTCTCCTGCCTTTTACGTCTTCCCAATCCTTTGCGTAGTAGTACGCCTCAATCTCGCCATCTTCGTTGCACCTTGCAGCTCTCAACGTCTCTACGGGTATGTGCTGCACCTCTACAATCATATTGTGGTCTTGGGAGTACACAACCTGAAAAGAGCATTGCCCCATCATCACATAGTCGGCTACGACCTTCTGCAAGCAGGCTTTCGTGAACAAGCCACGCATCGCTGCGTACTCGCTCGGCTTCTTGGCAGAGTCCGTTGCATCCAAGCCCTTACCAAAGGTCATATCCATCAAAGAGTTGAGGATGGCGTTATTGGTAGGTGAGCCGTTGTAGCGGTCAATTAGATAGCCGAAGTAGTCGTTGTTGTCTCCGTATTCAACGTAATCCTTTCCCTGCACCTCTTTAACGACAGGTGTGGTGTAGGAACTGAAGTTCACAACGTGGACTTTAGATGATGATGTACTCATTGTTGTAGCTTGTTTCTTCGGTGTAGACGTTTTCGTTCATCGTAAATTTCTCGTAGTCTGTTTGCGAAGTTACAAAGACCCTGTCCCGATATATTAGATTTCCCGATGCGAATACCTTCAACCCATAGAATCTATTGTTGACAAGTACGAACGTGCCTGTGAGGGTCATAAAACCATTCGCAGAGGCAGCAGTAACCGCAGGTGTTGCGGTGGTGTTTGTTGATTCATCAATCAGCGCAATCGTAACACTCGCAGGGAACTCACGCGGTATGATTACTATTGCTTGTGGCGAGGCTGATACTTGAAGGATATGCATCTTAAGTAAATAACCTTTTAATTCAGATTTGTTTGAAAATAGAAAAGGGGCTTACGCCCCTTCAACTATTTTACCTTGCGGTAGGTTACGAGTTTGAACCCACAACAATCGTGTCAGTTGCACCTGCAAGTCCTGCGAATGGATTGGCAGTAGTAGCACCTGCGATGAAGTTGGCAGGCATTGTCTCCTGTCCCTCCATTGTCAAAGTGTAACCAGATAGGTCACCCATTGCAGCACCAGTTACAATCGTTCCACCTGTTACTTCAGCACCGTTGTTCATACCCATAAGGAATGCGTTGCCGTTGTAGTCTTGTACGATAACGTAAGGGCGGCCATAAGCAAGCAACTTCAATTCTTTGTTGTCCTCCTTCGTAAGTTTGGTCAACGTCAAATTCAAAGTCTGCGTGAAGAAGGTTGTGCCATTATCACGGCTTGAGTTAAAGGTTTGCTCAAAAGAGCTATTGCCTTTTACCAAGTATTGGTAAGCAGAGAAAGTACCACTAATGTTGGTTACCTCATCGTTGGTGAGGGTAATAGTACCCAAGTCACCATAATCTACAAAGTACACGGCACGGATGCCACCTACTACGTCTTTACAGGGTACCGCCCTGCCTTTTGTTAAATCACAAGCCATTGTTTCTTTGTTTTATTAGAATTAAAAAAGAGGGCGAGGACATAGCCCAAGCCCCCTCTTGATTTACATTAACTCGGATTAAGAGTAAAGGACTACGTCAGCTCCGATTCCGTACTGAACTCCTGCGAAGAAGCGTAGGATAACACGGATGTTGGCACTTCCGTCAAGGTCAGCCATATCAAGTACACGAACTTCGTTACGCTCATCAGCCAAGCCTGTTCCGAAGAATAGGTTTGAAGCTTCAGCAGCAACCATCTTGTTAGAAGGAAGACCGTTTGCCATAGCAACGCGGATGCCATCAAAGTACAAGTCTCCGTTGCCGTACCACATTGTGCCTTGATTGTCAACACCATTTGCACCCAGACCCGAAGTTCCGAATCCACCTAGCGCACGGACATAAGCCTTCGCTACGTTTTGTGGAACGTAGATGGTCAAGTCCTCTTTGCCGTAAAGGGCAGAAGGGATAGCATCTACAACTTTACCAAGCTCGGTGATTACGTTTGCAGCAGTTACGGTAGTAGCAGTTACGTCAATAACGTCAGAGTCAGCAGTCATCAAAGAAAGGAATCCGCTGAACTCACCTGCACTTGCAGCGTTGCCGTTCCAAATGTTCTGCTCAATCTTTTGGGCAGTCTTTGAAGCAACGTGGGCAATCAAGAAATCAGCGAAAGAAGCAGGGATGCTATCGTAAGCAGAGACTCCCATCTGACCACCAATCCAAGATGAGTAGTAGTCTTTCTTGCAAAGCTGCAAGTTTACCTGAAAAGGCTCAACTGCAAGTACGCGGTCGGTCAAAGTCAAAGTAGAAGTTGCATCGAAATCACAAGTGCCATCTTTTACGATGTCATTGGTGTTTACCTTCTGCAAGGTGGTTTTGTAGTTTACGTTTGGAAGAATCTCAATGAGTCCTTTGTCCAAAGTGTTAGCAGAAAGAAGTGCGGCAGAGATATACTTCTGCGCAAAAATACCTGCGTAGTTTGTAGTGATTGAAGTAGTTGTGGGCATTTTTATTTATTATTTGTTGATTCGTGCAAGGACTCGGTCAATCGTTTTTTGTGGGCGATTGGTACTCATCTTTTGGACTTGCTTTGTTTCGGGGTTGTGCTTGATGGCTTTCGCAGCAGGTGCGGCAGATAGTTCTGCTTTAACCGCAGCCATCTCCTCCTTGTTGGCGTAACCGCCCATCTCCTCACGCATTCCTTTCATCTCCTCGCGCATCATTGCAATTTCTTCGAGAACTCTCTCAATGATTGCAACAACCGCAGGGGCTTCTTCTGCCATTGGCATATCAGCAAGTTCGGTAGCTGCTTCGGCCTCAACCTCAACTTCTACCTCTGCTTCAGCGGTGGCTTCTTTAATTTCAGCGATTACGCCTTCTTCGGTGATGACCAAAATACGGCCATCAGCAAGTAGGTGTTCGCCAATAGGAGCAGCAACTCGGTCTTCGCCACTAATGACAAACACTTCGTTACCTGCTTCAAATGATTCTGCCTCAAGAACGGCTCCGTTCTCAAGTGTCATTTGCTCAAACTTAACCTCGCGGATGGAGGACAGTTCAGCAAGGATGCGGTTAAGTATATTATTCGCTTTCATATCTAACTAATTAAAGGGGTTTTGATTATTTGTAACATTTTTAGAGGTCTTGCCATAGAGTATTTGTGGACTCCCATAGTGTGTTGATGGTCTGCCACTCCTCGCCAAGTATGACAACGCTTATGCCTTGACCTACTAACGAGCCTATCCCTTGCGCTTGCAATGAGCCATCGCAGCAGGTGGACTTGTAGGTGTTGTCTTTGCATAAGCATCCACGATTGCCACCTCTCGGTGAAGCAACGGGAAGTTTTTGTGGTCTATACATTGTTAAGTTCTTTTAGTTTAGATTCTGCCCAACGCTTACCTGCAAGACCGCCCCACAATAGGAACGATATTGTACCGCAGGCTTCGCTATTGCTTTCATCGTAGTATTCTTCGGCTCTTGATAAGTACGAGTACATCCGCGTAATGGTCTCTACGCTTACAGGCTTGCCCTGTGCTAACTGCTGCGCCCTTACCTTACCGACAGGCGTTGCACACTTGTTGCCGTTCTTCTCGTTTAGTTCAATGCCACGCTTGGCGTTGTTGCGTACCGCATCGGGGTAGTCAGAGAACGACTCCATCTCGGTGCGTGTTCCCGACTTCTTACGACCATCTCTTTTTATGATTGCAACAATCTGCGCAAGCATCAATGCTGCTTCCTGCTCCTCAAGATGCGCCATCTCTTGCTTAGCAAGGTTTAGCTTGTCCACAAAGTACCCCTCAATAGAGAATCCTTTGACCTTTCCTGTCTTGACAAAGTTTGTCCAAATTTCGGGGTTGTTGACTTTCATAGATACCATCCACGTTCCAACAGGCAAATCAAAGCCGTACTTCTTGCTCTTGTCGTGGACTTCGTCTTCAATAATCCAAGACTCTACAACCGTGAGGCCGTTGATGCCTACCTCGTGTTCAAGCGTAGCGTTGTTCTGCTTGGACTTCTGAAAGAACATCTCGCTGGCTTTGCGGATGGTGGCTTCGCTGAAGTAAACGTAGAACTCATCTTCGCCTTCGGCTCGGTAGATGGGTTTGTTGGGTACGAGTGCTGCTCCCATAAGGATGCGCTTCTCATCGCTCTGCGTAGCGAACTCAACCCGTTGTGAGTTGAGGGCTATGAAGTCCTCCTCAATCGCAGGATATTCTACAAGGGAGATTGCATCAATGCCAGTTAGCAGCATTGATTCATCAAGTATTAGTTCAATTAGTTTCATCATCCGAATGTTGCGGTTCTTACTCTTTGGCGTTGTAGTTGTTGCGAGGTCGTTACATCACCACCCACAACGTATGCACGGATGGGTTGGCTGAACTGACCTCCTATGCTCTGTGCAAGTTGGTTCACGCCACCCTGTCCTACGATGTTAAACTGCGGTGGTTGTGATGGCGCGGTTGGGGTAGATGTAGGTGTGGATGGCGGTGAGCCGCCTCCCGTAGGCTGCGCGCGGTTAATGTCACGAATTGATGCAACGGTTGTTGCTGCAAGTGCCGCCAACTGAATGCCCCTATTTATTGAACCAAAGGGTTCGGGGAGTGATGTGCTATTCTTAAAGATTCCGACTGCTGCTTGCGCTGCATCTATAAGCACATTTGCTGATGCTACGGCTTTGCTATTCTTGAATAATGCACCAAGCGCACCCTGTACCGCATCAATGGACTGATTAACCATTGCGGCCTTTGCATCTTGTGCCGCCTTCTCCAATGCCGTTTGAGCAGCCGTTGTCTTCTCTGTGATAGCGACAATCTCTGCCGACTGCTTCTTCTCAAGAGCAATCCTATCTTCTGCCGACAATTCATCCAACTGAAGCAAGGCAAAGTACTTATCACGGACTGCATTTATCTCACGTTGTTGGTCGGTGAGTAGCATCTCGTATGCCTTATCCAATGATGCGCTCTGCTGCAAATCAAAGTCTGATAATGCCTTCTCCTGCAATGCTGCAAAGGCTTCTTCGGCCTTTATCTTCTCATCGGCTGCTGCTTTCTCCTCTGCCCTCAATCCCTTTACTTCAGTACCAAGCCTGCGCTTGCGAGCGATGCTTGCCTGCTCTAACTCTGAAACGCGAGCCTCTGCCTCTGCAATGGCTACCAACTGCTCCTCGTTTACCTCCGATATTCTTGACTGCGCTTTAAGAGCTGAAAGCCTCAACTTTTGGTTTGCTATTTCTTTGGAGGCTACAGATTCTTCTAACGCTCCTGCTCTCTCTACCGCAGCGATACGTTCTTCTGTGCTTTTGGTTAGGTCATCAGCAATGAATCGTGCCTCTGCAATCTGCTTGTTGGCCTTTGCACGTTGTACGATTAGCGCACGTTCCGCATCTTCTACGTCATTTAATAATCCTGCGACTCTTGCTCCCTCTTTGGCTGCTGCTATTGCTGACTTGCCGAGTTCACCGATTGCATTGACTGCACCTGCAACCTTGTCGGTGACGTTCTCAACTCCAAGCGCAACCTTGCCTGCTGCATCGGCTGCGGTCTTCGCTGCTGCGGAGAACTCACCCTTTAACGCAAGACTGATTGCTTTACCCAGAGCAGGAAGCAACTCAAGCAAACCTTCAACTCGGTTAAAAATGTTTTCTTTAAGGGCGTTGCCAAAGTCAATCAATGCTTGCTTTGGGTCGCTGAAGGTCTTAAATAATGCTTCTCCAAGTTTAATGAGTACATCCGTAAGTTTACCAACGACTGCACCAAGTGCGCCAAGAACAACCGCTAATGCATCACCACCACGCTCGGTGTTCTTAAAGTAAGTGACAAGCGATGTTACCGCGACAAGCAGCGCACCCAAGCCAGTTGCAATGATTGCTCCTTTGAGTGTGCCGAATGCTTTTACCGCACTACCAATGCCACCCTGCAAACTCTTGAACGCAGATACCGCACCGCCTGTGCGCTTGTCTAATGCCTCAAGGCCGCTACTGATAGCCTCGTTTGTCTCTTTGGCTTTGCTCTGGGTCTTGTCAGCCTCTATCCCTACGGCTTTAAGCGCAGCAATAGCGGATGTGGCATCCCCTTTAATCTCAATTATTTCAACTGCCGCCATTGTAGCTTAATATATTCGTTCCATCCTTCGGGTAGTTTGTTCTTGCCTTTGGCAATTTCAACGCAGTCACCTGCGCCAAGCCACTCATCCGAGTTTAGTATTTCAATTAAATAACTTAAATATCCTGTCTTCATACTACGTTGAGGAGTTCAAATGATGCTTTGCCTGTGGTCATATTTAGACTCACGTTGTTGATTAGGTACTTGGTGTTGTTCCAAATGATTGCATTCTGAAGGTTCAGCGTGATAATCTTACCGATGGGCAATACGGCTTCTACGTTGTACACCCTTCTTGCTTTTGCATACAGGTCGGTGATGTAGTCGCTCCACTCGTTGTTGTAGAGGCTTTGGTTTACCGATTGCAGGTGGTATGGGTCTATGTCTGCGCCAAAGCAAATAGAATGCGATGCGCCTGCACTTGAGTATCTGTTTGATGTGTTAGAGTACCAAGCGATAACTACGTCTCTGTGAGTTCCATCTGCATTTACAAATGTTAAGCGTTTTGTAGTTAAGTCGTAGTCATCAAAGTACCCATAGAATAAAACAGGCGCACCCAAATATGGGTTAAACGTACCATCTTCATTTGCTTCACTTGTGATGCTTTTGTAAACGAGTACGTTTGTCAGACCCCCCGTATGCAGGTCAGTCAGCCTCTCAAATAACGGGCATTCAAACGGAACCTCAATTAGGAACTCATCGCCATCAAAATTGAAGGTATTATTTAAATCCCCAAATCCTACGTTGTTTGTTTGCAGGTATTGGAAGCCAAGTATCTGCTCTGTGGGTTGGTACTTAAATTCAATCTCCCTGTAAAGCGGTGGGCGGTTTACGGTGTACTCCGTGATGTCAAGATAGGTCTGATAGTTTTGGTCGGTTCCTGCTGCGTACCAATCTTCCAATGGCTGAAGCAGGAAGTTCGTAGATGTAGTCGGTACAATCACCATATTATACATCTTGAGAATGCCTGCCAAGAAGTCCTTGACCTTGATTTCGGGCATTATATCTGAAACAACTACGCTGAAGGAATAGCTTGCCGATGCGGTTTGGTCTACTTCAAATGCAACAACCGATGTGCTGATATTTGTTGCCTTGTAGTCCGTGCATTGGTATGTCATCGCAGTTGGCTGCTGCGGTCTAATAAATAATTGTACCGTAGCGGTCAGACCGAGTGTGCTTGGGCCATCAACAGATATAAAGGGGAATATAGATGTTACTGAAGAGGCAGGGTGAGAAGCTATTAGAATTGATTGTTGAAATACTCCATTTAAAAAAAGAGCAAGTTCATAGGGCTCTGAAGCGTTCTGTATTGTTACATTTACTTGATATGGCGAAGTAACATTTAATGGAGTCCAAGTATCGGTAGCCAAATCGAACTGCGAACCGCTGCCCGTATTGCGATTCATATTTATTAACTGATAGGCAATGTCGTTGCCCCCTGCAAATAGATAGCCCTCAAACCTGTGTAGCCATAACGACAAATCAACAAACGGAGTAGCACTCAAGAACGCTCCTGTAAACGTGATTCCGTACTTCTGCTCCATAGCATCAAGGATAGCCGTAACCTTTAGAGCAGGCTTTAACTCAAAATAACGGATGCCACGCTCCCCTTGACTGCCACCACCTGCTTTGTGAGCAATGTTGTTAATGTCATCAGCACCTGCTCCCGCACTTTGATAAAACCAATTCTTTACAGGACTGCATAGCGGATAAAACAACGGAGCGTAATTGTCAGTAGTAAGCCTTTCAAAGACCGCATCATCGGTGTACTCGTGGTCGTAGTCGCTGAAGTTAAGGTCGTACAAATAGTCCTCGCCAAATAAGTCGGTAAGCGTTACAACATCCCCATAGAACGTCAGCGTGTAAGCATACGGTTCTGTGCCTTTCAACTGCACGTTCTCCACCTCTATCACCCCTGTGCGGAATGGCAAGGAGTTTATTTCGATTCTTGCTTCTTGCCTTAACCGACCATCAAAAGTGTTAACTGTGCTTGTCGTAGTTGCACCTGCGTTCCAAGCCGTGTTAAAAGTATTCCAAGTGATGTTTATGTTATTCCATACGGGGCTGCCGCCTGTCTCGGTAGTGATTAGCGACTCCGTGATATTGGCGTTGTAGTAGTGCTGAAGTATCTCGTTATTGCGTGGGCTTGCAGGAATGGTAAACCCCTGCGTGAAGTCCGTGAACACCTTGCTGATGTCCTGCACGTTCTGCACCGATAGGTTGATGCTTATCTCCTCATCATCAAAGATGTCAAGGCGAAAGCCATTAACGTAAATATCAACCTTGTTCATCGTACCAAGCTGCGCTCATCAAATCCGAAGTCAAAGGACATCGTGTAATTGATAAGCTTTGTGTTCACGCTCTTTTGATACTCTATGCTTCCACGATTCGGAACTGCACTCACCCAGTTACTATTGGTATAGACCGCAACATACTCGCTCATCAGAATGTCCTCAATGGTTTCATCGTAGTCTTGGTCAACGAACCCTGTGTTTAGAGTTAGGGTGTTGCGAGAGTTGACGTTGAAGGATTGGTACTTGCCTATCTCCAATGAAGGGGTGGTGAAGCCATCGTTGTAGATGCTCTTTTGGTAGGAGTCCTGCGTGAAGTTCCCACGCTCATCGCTGCGCTTGAAGAACGTGATGAAGTCAGCAACTCCAAAGCGGTTGATAAAGGCCACCTGCACAGGGTCGTACTTGGGTTCGCAGATTACATAGTAGCGAACTCGCCCTATCTCGTTTGGAGAGTCCTCGTTATCCAAGAGAATTACATCGTAGTAACTGCCTACGCCACCATCGGTCTGTGCGCTTGGCTTTACTTCCGCAGGTAGGTTACCATTGTTCTCAAGGTTAGCAGCACCTACGCCTGCATAGATTACGAGGTCTTGCGAGTTGTTGCTTGATGGGTTGGGTGGCGTTGTGCTGCCCCCCCCTGTGTTTGTCAGTAACGCGGTGGCTCCACCCTGCCAAGTGATGCGGATTGCACCCAAAGCATTAGCTACGCTATTATTTAACGCAAGGGATTCGTAGTTGCCGACAAGCACCTGCCTATCTCTATCCGTTGCAAGCACCAACTGCGATACCGCAACAGGGGCGATGTTATCACGGGTTGCCCACCCATCGGTTGCGATAAAGGCTTGAGCGTTGGAGTTTGACCATACCGCAGTTTCAGGGGCAGTTCCATTGTTAGAGTATGTCCAATCACCAAGAGGCGCAACCCACAATACCTCCGCAGGAGGACTCTGCGTGAATCCTATGTCATTCCATACGATAAAGTCGTGGTAGAACTCCGAGCGCACAAGGTCGCTGATTTCGTAGTTGATTACCTCGTTGATAGAGTACGTCTTATTTAGAGTATAGTTTGCCGTTCCTGCGGGTAATGTCTTTGCTCCGTAGTAAATCTTTAGCTGCAATGACATCGCATCAAGCGAATCGTTTGTCAAAGCGTTATTCTTGCCCGTGATAAACAAAGGGCTGCGACCCATTGACAAACTTGCAGGGCGTGATAAAGTTGGTGTACTCATTTTTTAGAAACTATTTTTTATTGCGTTAGCAATATCTGGTGGCAGTTTGTTGATTGCGATATTAAATGGAGTGCTGAAAAATTTAGTTGGAGTGATACCCTGCCGATATACCGACTCACGCACCGCATAAGGATTCAGCCCTTTGCTCTCTGCCCAAGCCTTGAATGCAGATACTGGCGGCTTCTTGTCCTTGTAGGCAAATGGACTGTTGGATGCCTTCTGCTTCCAAATCTTGCCCTTGTTGTTTGTTCTCTTAAATGCGCTTGTAGTCTTTCTTGTGCCTCCTGCGCCCTTTACTCCTTTGTCTTGGAACTCACCATAGTCCTCCATAAAGAAACTCATTGAGAACTTATCATTTGAGTAGTACACGCTATACCGAAGTGAATTGTAAAGGGTCTTGTTGAAGTTGTGCTTGCCTTTGGTGAGATTACTCCTCGCCTGTTGAATGACATATTTGCCAAACTTAATAAGTACCGCAGCAATCAAGTCCTCCCGTGCCATTTTAGCAGATGCTTATCTCGGTGTTTGCAAGCAGCACGTCAAACGTGGCAGTCCACCCTGCAAGCAGGTTCTCAAACCTCTCGCTAAAAGGAACACAAGAAGCGGTGCCATCCAACTGGTAAAGGTCGGTGTACAGAGTACCCCTGCGCAGTTCTGTCACCACATCATTGATTACTGCGAGTTGAGTGTTCAGTATGTTTTGCTCGTTGCTCGTGCCGTAGAACGGCTCTGCCTGCAAGCGTGGGTTCTCTTTGGTCTCATCTACCAAGTCCATACAAACGATGCTTACATTCATACGGACTATTTGTCCTTCAAATGTTGCTTGGTTGATGATGATGTGCGACAAAGGGAAGATGGTTTGCTTGTTTAGGTCTATGTCAAAAATATCCCCTGTCGTTACCACGTTGACTTGGCTATTGGCCTCAAGGGTATCTTTCAGCTTGGTGGTGATGTCGTAGAACTGTCTCATTTTATTGACTTTTTTATTAGGTCGTTTTCAACCTCTTGCTTTTGCTTTTCAAAGGTGAGGAAGTGTAAGCACTGGTGGATGGGAAGTTGTGTAATTGACTCAAACTGCCTAATGTCTCCCTTAGCGAGTTGATAGATTGTTGCATACCATCCCCATTGCTTGGCGAATTGTCCTTGCTTGGAGTATTCGTTTGATTCTTCGCCTCCAAAGAGGTCAGCATAGCTTGCAGTAACTCGTTCCCTAAATGCCAAAAAAAAAGCGTTGCGCCCATAGCAACACTCATCGGGGCTTGCTTCATCTGCTCCGAGTACTTCCCTGCTCCCTCGTATGGCTCTATTAGATACCGATGCTTGACCTCGCTTGTGATAGGGCGATACAATACCGCCATCGCTTTGTGCAGGTCTTGTACGTCTTGCAGGTAGCCGTCAAGGTCAACGAACTCACCGTATGTGATATTGTCAAGCTCTGGGATGAACCCGTACTTGGTGTCCCCCATCGTGAAGGTTGGCGTGAGGCTTGGCTTCTCGTTTATCATCGCACTAATGTGCTTGCTGATATGGCTCACATCTTTGATGCGTACGTTCGGAAGATTGGCAAGAGGCACTCCGCAGAATATCTCAAGCATCTTGTGGGTCAAAAACTCCTCATCGCCCTCAAGCCTCGCAAAGCGTTGGTATTGGTCAAGCGTTATCTCTGATAGGGCGGTGGGTACAATTACCTTTAGTTCCATTATTAAAATAACCTTTTAGTTTTAGCGTATGGCATACCTGCCAAAGTTAGGTCTGCTGAGTTTGTTGTAGGTTGCATAGCGAAGCGCATCTATGGCGTGGTTGAATGCATCTATGGGTTTGTTGAGCAGGTTGCCGTTCTTATCCTCTACCCATTTGTAGTTCTGAAGTTCCTTGATTAGGTTGCTGCTTCGTGGGGTTACGAATAGCTTGTGCCGCTTCAGCACGTCAATGCCCACTATGACGCTATCTGCGCCCTTCTGCGTGGGTTTCACGTTCCATCCCATACGATGCAGCTCCTCAATAGATTTGGGTTCAGCAGAGTCAGCATATATCTCTGCCCTTCGGTCAAGGCCAAGTGAGGCAAGTACGTTGCTGATGTCTGGGTTGGTCATACCCGTGCGGTAAATCAATTCATCCACATAAAGATTGTCCCCCGACTTGTAAACCGCCACAAGTGCGGTAGGGTCATTGGTGTATCCGAAGTCCATACCGTGACATAAGAGCGTTGCATCCGTTGGTATCTCTGCCTGCCCGTATTGGAAGATGGTGGCTCTGCTCATCCCACGTTCTCCGAGTCCGTAGATTCTCCAATAGTCATTGTCCGTATGTTGCAGCCTTTCTATCTCCTCAACAATAGAGGCATCCAAGAACGGATTGTCAAGGTAGGTGGACTGGATGTAGGTGACATCATCCCTCGTAAGCAGCTTGTCGTATATCCAATGGAACGCATCTGAGGGGTTGTAGTCAACCCATATCTTGCCTGTGGTACGAATCAACAACTGAAAGAAATCCTCCCAAGTAAGTTCGTTGGCTTCATTGCAGAATAGGTAGTCACGTCTTGCTCCACGTTTCTTTTGCGGTTGGTCAAGGCTGATGAACTCAAAGAGATTACCATTCAGCTCGTAGGTGTAGTCGCTCTTGTTATGCCGTGCCTCATCATAGAGACCGTTGGCATTTAGAATCTCAAAGAAGTCACGATAGGCCGTCATCTTCAGAGACGGCAGAGACTTGCGCACGATAGAATACACCTTGCCTCTATCCTCCATCGCCATCACGATGAGCATCTGCAAAATGGAGTAGGTCTTACCAGAACGGCTGCCGCCTTGATTGACTACTATCCGAGTTGGCGCGGTGTAGTTCTTCTCAAAGAGTTCGCTACTCTTGATGTTTAGCTCGGACAATCTCTACCTTGATTTTCGTTAGCTCATCCGATACCTCGTGTGAGTTTTCCACCCTTGCGAGTTTGGGAGTCGTGTACTCTGCCATCTTGTTCAACAGGTCAAGTGCGCCCTTTGGGTCATCAGCAGCAACTTGGGTGAGCCATAGGGTCATATTCTCAAGGTTGGCTTCTATGAGGGTTTGGAATGCCTCCCGTATTTTGTTGGTGGTCTTGTTTGGTGTTCCTGCGGGTCTTCCTGTGTTGCCTGCTATGAACCTGCCTTTGTCATCTTTCATATCCGTTCAGTTCCGTTTTTTTCGGTTGTATCTAAATAACCCTTTTTGATAGGTGGTGGTTGTGTGTTGCTTTAAGTCGCTCCTTAAACTCTTTGATGTCACCATAGGCAACGTGGCAATTTCGGCATAGTGCCATCAGGTTTTCTATGGTATCAGCAATTTTGCTTCCACCCATTCCGCGTGATTCTATGTGGTGAATGTCTTGCGCTTGGGCTTGACATACCTCGCAGGGTATGAAGTCAGTTGTAGTGTAGCCCATCCCTTTTAGGTAGACCTTTGTGTGGTTCTTCATAGTCCGCAGTATCCCGTATCACAGGAATCAAAGTCATTATCAAAAAGCGTATGTTGCGTTTGATGGTCTTTTATTTTGGCGTATGTTGTTTCTTTTTTCCATTGCGCTCCGTGTTGCTCCTGCTCCACGAACCAATCAAACTTATTAGGCTCTTTGTCGCTCATATGTTTTAGTAGCATTGGGTTTCGGTGAAAGCATCCTACGCAGTTGTTCATATAGGCGAAGCGCACAGGCTTGTCTTTCCAGTAGGACTCTATGGTATCCTTGTAGGTGTTTGCTTCTATCAATGGGAACTCTACTACTCGGTATTTTACGTTAGTCCATTTGAATCGGTTGTTGCTCCTTCCTGTTTTTACCTTTGCATACTCTACTCCGTCAAGTTGACGTTCAAGCATACGCTGCGCTCTGCCTTGCTCGTTGGCACGAAAGCCCATCCTCATAGTCACAGGCAGCTCTGTGTTCTCGTATAGCCATTGCGTGATGGGCTTTACTTTTAACTCGGTGGTGCAGTACCTCATCATTACATTCGGCAAGTGCCGATATTCGGTTCCATCTGCTTTTGTGCCTCTTGTCTTTGTAAGCACCTCATCAAATGACTTGGGGCTAATCCAATGAATCTTGCGCCCTATGTACTGCTCAAGGTCAAGCATCGTGTAGATGATTTCATCCTGCTCAAGCGTTCCGACAAACTCGTGACCGATTCGGTCAGATACCTCTTGCCTTATTGCCGCATCGGGAAATAAAGATTTTGGGTGCGTTGTTCTCACAAGAGAGAATAGCTCAATGTCCGCAGGATAATGCACCGACATAAAAGAGGAGGTCTTGCCTCCCGACAATGAGTTTACAGTTTTCACCTTTGGTAAATCCAACAGTCATCAATGAACGTAGCGCGTGGCAGCAGTTCATCAACGGCTTGGATTACTCCCTTCCAATGTTCGTGGTAGTCATCTCCTGCGATGAAGCCTCCCTTCTTTACTTTGGGCAGCCATAGCTTGATATCCTCCTTTACCGCCTCATAGGTATGGGTGAGGTCTATAAACACCACGTCAAGGGATTCCTTGAGAAACATTTTTGCAGCTACTTTGGATGTTCCTTTGATTACATTGTATTTACGCTCTCCCATATTCTCTAAGAATAGCTCGTAGATGTCTACCTCCGTTGCGAGCTTGTGGGTGGTGGTTAGTTCGTTTGGTGAACCCTTCCAAGAATCAATGATTGTGATGTTTTGGTGTGTTGCTTTGTCGCATAGGTAGGCCGATGACTTACCGAGCCACGCACCTAGTTCAACGAATGTGCCGTCTTCGGGCATATTGGCAAGGAGGTAGTCGTATGCTGCTTGGTGGTTGAACCACCCGTCTATTTGTTTGCTCGTTTTCATTTTAAGGCGTTGTAATAACAAAGGTACTGCTCTACGCAGATAAGTGTTCCTTGCTCGGATGCTGCTTGGGCAAAGGTGCCATCTGCCTCGTAGGTCATTTCAAAGCGTAGGTTGGGCAGGTCGTATGGCTTGAACATATAGCAGGCGGTATCTATGTTGCCGACTTGGGGTTGGTCGGTAGGGCGTAGCCTACCTATCTGCCCCCACGTTACGATAGAACAGTCCAAAGCATTTAGGTTGTTCCACTCCTCAAGGAATTTTGGATGCAGCACATTGTCATCATCCAAATAGTAAACCCAATCTTCTTTGGTAAAGGAGTCAGCATACAAGTCAAGGAACTCATTGCGGAGTGGGTTACCCATATCCCCTGTGCGTTTAGAGTAGTGTGTGACTGATGCGCTTGTTGCTCCCTTGTAGTTGGTAGAGGCATCCATCATCACCACCCACGTTGCATAGGCAGGGATATGTTGTTTTAGCCTTACGAGGTTATGAGGGCGTGAGCAGGGCGTGACTATGTAAAGCATCGTAGTTCGTTTATCTTATCCATCGTGAAGTCCTGCACAAACTCATATAACGATTCTGTTAGGTCAGCCACTTGGTTGGGGTTTTCTTTTAGCCTCTTGATTGCTCCTGCCCATTCGCTCGGGTGCTTAATGGCAATGCAGTTATCCTTTGTGATATAGGGTGAGTATGGTTGGGTGTTGCTCACTATCAGAGCGCACTTGCTAAACCCTGCCTCCAACATCTTTAGGTGGGACTTGCACTTGGCAAACTCGGAAGTGCTTAACGGCACAAGGCTCACATCAAAGAACTCGTAGAGCTTGTGGTAGTGTGTTGGTGGCATCGTGGGTAGCTTGTAGCTTGCCCTCATTATTTCAGGGTACCCATCCACTTCTGCAACATAGCTTTGATATCCTTCAAGGTTGATTGTGGAATCCTTTACGTCTGCTGCGTGGTGGTTGCCACCCACATATCCAAAGCGCACTTCCTCGCTTGGCTCTCTCTCTACTTGCCACGTTGGTACGCTGATGGCATTGGGGATGATTCGGATGTTGCTATTGTACTTCTTGACCTTTGAGGCAAGGTGCTTGTTTGTCACCCATACCTCATCAGCAGCTTTCATAGAGCGCACGATACGAGTTCTCATCTGCTCAACGTACAAGCCTTGCAGGGGATGCGTAGGAGGCAGCACCCACCAATCATCGTTATCAACGATTAGCTTGATGCCTTCCTTACGGCAGAGCTTTACAAAGTCATCAAACGGCTCAACAGGGAATGCACGGCTTGCAAAGATGTGCGTAACCTTCGGCCACATCTCGGGGTCAATGTCGGTAATCTTCTCAATAAAAAAAACATCTACATCCTTGTGGCATATCAAGGGGGCAAATGTCCTGTGGTGAGAGACTCCAGAGTTCTGCTTGTGGAAGGCAAGCACAAAGGGTCTAATCATAAATTAGCCTCTTGGTCTTTGAACCATTGCGCCATCGCTTTGCGCTCAAGAAACTTCACCCACATCCGAGCAGCTACTGCTCTGCGTTGGGGCTTGAACGGGTAGGTGCTACGGAGCTGCGCCATAGCTATCCTCATAAATTGGTCTTGCATTATTCTTTGGTATTTTAGGTGTTGCAAAAAATGCAACGATTGGTTTTATGTTAAAGTTTGATGTTCCAATAGTATTCGCATTGGCCGTGCTTGATGGGTATGCCAACAAAGAATGATTGGTACATTTCGGCAGGTGCGGTGAAGCGGTAGCAGGTTTCTTTGAGAGCGCAGCCCTCTCCTGTGCATTTGGTGATGTCGGTCATAACGTGCCAACAACTGTGTACGAATCCAAGTCCTCACCCAAGATGAAGAACTGCTTGTACATTTCAATAGCCTCTAAAGTCTTGCGCTCACCCTCTGCCACGAACTCTGGACTCACCGAGTAGATGCCTATGTCAAGGCTTGCCTTGTCAATAGCTACAAAGAAGAACTTGTCAATCGGTACTCCGAACAATCGGGTGTAGATAAATGCCTGCACATCGTAGCCGTACTTCTTTGCAGAATAAGGGAATGCTCGTAGGTCGGTTGTTGTTTTTAAGTCAGCCAAGAATCCATCAGCATAGATGTCAGCCTTCGCCCTAAAGGGCAGCCCGCCAATCATACCAATCTTCGGCACTTCAAACTCGCAACCAGTAAGCAGACCCAGTACGTTCTCGTTGCGCAGGAGCGCATCAGATATTCGTTGTGCTTCGTTGTACTCCTTACGGGTGCATAGGTTACGCTTGCCCTTTGCATCCTGCCAAGCCTTTGCGTTCTTGCTCTGGACTTCTATCACCTCGTATTCCGCTACGCGGTGCGGCTCAAGAGCCATAAGGTGAACGAGCCTGCCTACGGCAAACGCATCGGACTCCTCGCTGCCATACTTTGTGACGTAGTGGTACGTCTTTGGTGATGTGAGCAGCAGCTTGCAAGCAGAGGAGGATAGGGCGTTCTTACCCAGTACTCCGTAGTAAAAGTCATCATCTTGCATCTTTTCAAGGACTGTCTCCATATCCCAAGTGCTGCCGTCTAAAAGTTCTATAATTTTCATTTTGATTGGTTTTGTTAATTAAATAAAGGTATGCATTTTTTAGCGAGTGCTGCTATGACATCCACAGTTACTGCGTTGCCTAAAGTTTCATATCTATGAGGCTTGCTAATACAAGATGTCCAATTATCGGGGAATCCTTGAAGCCTCTCGCATTCTATCTCGGTCATTATACGAATTTGGTTACTTGAACCAATGTAAGTCCCTTGACTTTTTGCTCCGTAGTATCGCTTGGTGATGGTAAGAGAGGTGTCACTTTCGCTTCTTGCTTTGTGATTATTCGCTCGACAGCGAGGGCTGATAGGGAATACCCCTCCCCAATCTCCTCCTGTGGTTGTAGAATATCCGACAAGGTATATCCGCTCTCTATTTTGGGGTAGAAACCAACTTGTATTAAGCAGTTGCCATTCAAGTCTATAACCCCCAATGTCGGCAAAGGCTTGGATAATCGCCCAAAAGTCTGCGCCATCATTTGAGGAGAATGTCCCTTTAACATTTTCCCAGACAAATACACTTGGTCGGCATTCGCTAATAAGACGGATTGCTTCGAGGATAAGAGAACTTCTTTGTCCTTCCATCCCCTTTCGCTTTCCTGCCAATGAGAAATCTTGGCAAGGACTTCCAAAAGTGATGAGGTTGATTCTTGGAAGGTCTGCTCCTCGAACATTGGTAACTGAACCGACATAGGTTGAGGTTGGGAATTGATGTTTGTAAACTGCGATTGCGTGTTTGTCTATCTCCGAGAAGTAGGATGTTATTTCATATCCTGCTCTCTCAAAGCCTAAATGGAATCCACCTATCCCACTAAACAAATCAAGGTGGTTAATCTTCATTTTTGGAATGTTGCTTCGTACCATTCTTCAAAGGGAACACGAATTAACGCATCGTGGTAGGCCATACGCAAGGTGACCTTCTCAATCTGTTCTATGTCTTTGAGGATTGACTCAGATATGTCTACTGACTTCAGCTCTCGGAGCAGTTGTGATATAGTTTGGTATTTCATTTGATTGGTTTTAATTATTCTTCGGATGCTACTTGAGTTGCCCAGTTCATCCACTTGATGTAGATGTCATTGGCAAGGTTTGGTATATCCCTGTAAATGGATGTGGTAGGGTATGCGGTGGTGTTGGTGTAGCCATCCTCGTTGTATGACTCCTCTATGTATGTGATTTGCATCTCGTACTCGTAGAAGTCAGCAACGTGGGCAAAGCCAAGCCACTTGGCAAGAATCTCATCGGAGTTCTTGTCATCGGGGTTGTAGTCCTCAAGGGCATCCCAGTAAGACTGCGGTAGCAGGTCGGAATCTTCGAGCCAAAACTTTAGGTCGTTGTATGTAAATATCATATCCCAAGAAGTTCAAGAGTCCATAGGTATGCCCAAAACGTCAGCGCAAGAGCGCAGAAGTAAGTGATGTTTTTAAGTAGTAGTTTCATTCTGATTGGTATTAAATGTTCTCCAAATGTAATACAACTTTTTGGATTATTAACAATCAAAATAAAAATAAATAAAAAAAAGAGGACTACTTGCCCTCTCTGAATTGCGTGTAGCAAACTGCTACCGCTTGGTCTTTATCTGGGTACTCGCTCCCGATAGCCTCCAAGCAGCGTTGGATGTATTCGGATTGCTTCTCACCACTTTTAACTTTAGGTATTGGCATATATCTTTTTTGCTTTTGTTAGATTTAAGAAACCAACAACCTTGTCTACCTTTTCTTTTCTTGCAAAGTCGGTTGTTGCGGGCATTTTTTTGGTCTGCCAATCTATTTCAACCGCAGACAAATTAAAAACATAGATGCCAACTGGGGTGGAGTTGATGTAGATTGGCGTTGTGCCAAACCTCGCAGCTCGTTTTATTAAATTATCATACTTCATTTTCTCAATAAGCAAATCATCGTAGTGCGTTCTTCGGCATTTTAACTCTATGTCATATTGATACTTTGCAGAATAACAATCCCAATGCGACATAGGCTCATCGCTCATCTCTAAATCTGGTATGTGATTTTTTTGGAGATAATCAAACAACTCCTGCTCGCTCATCAGTAAGCGTTGTAAAGGGTCTCAAGCTCCTGCAACCTACCTCTCAAGCAAGAGCCGCAGTTAGTTGGCTTCACGGAGTCTTTGAACACACGGTTGTAGATTTTATTCACTTCCGTCTGCTCAATGGCGGTCACGGTGTTCCGACCGCGCATCTTGCCAACAAACTCGTATTCTTCTTTGGTCAAGCATTCAGGCTTCCTGTACCTAAATAGCTTGTTCAGTTTCTCCTTACGGGCATCACAACCGCAGTCAACGCCTGTGGCTTCGCTAAACCAATCTACCGCAGCCTTGATGCCTGTGGCGGTTGTGATTTGCTCAATGGTATCACCCAAGCCGCTTGGCTTCTTTGTACGCTTGGTAGGTGTCTTGGCAGTCTTCTTGGATTCGCTCTCTTG